TCTCACTGGCAATAGAACTACCAGCACCAGTACCAGTTCCTCCAGTATCACCTACATAAAGAATTTTTCCTGATTGATCATAAATTGGTTCTCCAGCATAGAAAATACTTCCTGGTGCTCCTGAACCCCTTTTAAGTTGTAATCTATTCGCCATATTTTTAACAAATATATCTGTGAGTTATTTATGATTAATAAGTTCCATAATCAGTTATTTCTGTATCAATATTAGCATCATTATTGATTCCCAATGTTTGTGGACTTACAAAAATAAAGTTTGAAGTTGCAGCATTCCATATCATTAAATATCCATCATTTAGATTTGAATCATCAACATCAGTAAGACTTTGTAAATTAGATGATCCACCAGATACAGTAACAAACTCAAACTTTTTAATACCATGATCATACTTTAAGAACTTACCATCGTAAGCACTTGCATTTGTTGCAATACCAACAATATCATCAAGAAACTCAAGACGAGTTTCACCACCTCCACCAATCGTAGCAAGTTGTTGTTGAATACGATTAATGAATAAACGATAATGTTCTTGAAGTTGTTCTAATGTTACAAAGTTTTTATCAAGAGGAGTAAGTGGATCTTCATTTTTTGTCTTGGTTAAATCATTTAATAAACCCTCATCAATGATAGTTTTCTCATTGAATTTCTCAAGTACATCTTCAATATAAGAAATCTTCTTTGAAATATTTTCGGACTCACTTTCAAAAGATTTATACAAGTCTCGTATTTTTTCAGTTTCCTTAAGTTTAAATGAAAGTAGAGTATCTTTAATAGACGCAATTTCATTAACTATGTTTTCTATTTCACAATCATAGTATTTTACTTCTGGGATTTTAATATTAAAAATTTTATTTTCAAGTTCTTTTATCTGATCATCATAATACTTTACCTCTGGAATTTCTGATTTAACAGATTCAATATTTGTTTCAAGTTCTTTTATTTGATCATCATAATACTTTACCTCTGGGATTTTAATCTCAGAAATTCTATTTTGAATCTCATTTATCTGATCATCATAATACTTTACCTCTGGGATTTTAATCTCAGAAATTCTATTTTGAATCTCATTTATCTGATCATCATAATACTTTACCTCCGGAACTTCGGGGATTTCACTTTTGACTTGAGATATTTTACTTTCAATTTCTTGAATGATCTCATCATAATATTTTACCTCAGGCAATGTGGAGATTTCAAATCTTATTTTTTCTAAGTTTTCCCAAAGTGAGATTATATCTTCATCATAATATTTTACATCAGGTAAAGATTTCAGAGCATTTTCTAACTTGAAAATCTGATCATCATAATATCTAACTTCAGGAACTATCGGTATTTCGTTCCTTACCTCATCTATAGTATTGACTATACTTTTAAGTTCTTCATCATAATATTTTATTTCGGGAACTTCTGGTATTGACTCCCTTACAAAATCAATAGTATCAGAAAGTTTTTTTAGTTGATCATCATAAAAAATCTGCTCAGGGATTTCTTCCCTAACTCTATTGATAGAATTTTTTAAATAATCTATTTTTTCATAAAGATCCGTAGGATCAAATTTTTCTGCAACTGGAATATTATTTTTTACTTGTGTTAGATTTGTTTTTAAAATATCAATTTCATTATCATAATATTTCGATAAAAATCTCAAAGGAGATTCTATTAAGATCTCACTTTCCTGAATTTCTTGAGTTACTTTTTGTTCGCTAACATCTTGTATTATATTTTCTTCTGCTACTACCTCATTGAATATTTCTTTTGGAGATTTTATTTTTTTATTAAATAACCTAGATTGCTCCTCTAATATTTTTTGACGCTTAAGATCTTCAAGAGACTTCAATGCAGACAGTCTCCTCTCCTCAAATAATTCTGTAGGTGATTTTATTTTTCTATTCATCAAACACAAAACCAAGCAAAGTTTGCTCTATGAATATTTATTCTACAAGAAAATCATATACTTGTAAATAAAAAATATTTTTATTATGCAAAAAAGAATGTGATAATCCCAAAAACGCAAGAAAACATAATATTACAAAATATTATTCTAAATAATGGTAGCGTTAACTACCCAAGAAGAAATGAAAAGACTTCTCTTAGCCTTTTCGTTATTCTTTATCACTCCTGTAAGTGCTGCTGAAATTACATCAAAAATTGTTGATTCCGTCCAATTAAATGTTCAGGGTGCTGCGGTTCAATCTCAAAGAGTAGGTGCATCCTACTCCGCATCTGGTTCAAATATCAATGTCACATCTTTAGGTGGAATTGGTGGTGCTGGAACATATGCCATCAATAATAACGGTCAAGCATTTAGTTTTACAGAAACTGCCGTGACTGCCGATACTGTTGCCACCACCCAGGCAGTAGCATCTGGAACCATTGCCTCACCAAATCTTTACGGTAATGCAACAACACAATTAGGTGGAGACAAAGGATCTCTTGCAGGTACTTTATCTTCTACTGGTGTTCCTACCGTTACTGCTGGTGGTCCTGGTACAACTGCCACAGGTCAAAGATCAATTGAACTGAGTGTATTCAAATGAAACACATTACTCCCGTTTTGCTTCTGGCAGCGGGAGTTTTTACTCCTTGCCAAGCAATTCCAGTTGTACCCAACTTTACAAGCGGTACAGTCACATCACAAACCACAACAAGAACAGAAGTTGTAGAAAGTATCAAACAAATTGAATATAGCACAGGAACATCATATACGGTTACGGGAACAAATATCAATATACCATCCAATCCAGTACCAGGTGCAAATTATACAATTATGAATCAGGGTGCTCCGTTTCAATTTTCGGAAACTTATTTAGTTCCAGGAGTGAGTAAGGAAACGTGGATAGAAAGAAAAACCATAGAAGACTCGGTTACAAATACAATCTCTGTATTCACACAGTAGTCTTATTTTTTGGTGCTTCGGCATATGCTCAACAAGCACCATCAAATACTAACATAGCAGGTCCAAGTGCTTCGGCAACTGGTAATGTAACAAATCAGGCAGTTCAAGTATTACAAGGACCCTTTGCCGTCAATACTTATGGTAATGGAACTAGTTGCCAGGGACCATCACTCAATCTATCCACCTTTGGTTATAACAGTTTATCAAACAGCACAGATCCAACATCTTATCAACAAAACTCAATTAATGCTGGTCTGTCTGCCGGATTTTCAATACCTCTTGATGGATCTTTACAAGAACTTTGCAAAGAAAGAGTTCGTGTAGAGATAGAAAGACAAAAAGCAGAAGCAGATAAGGCAAAATTAGATTTTGAACTTGTTCGTAGTCTCAAATGTTTGGATGTAATCAAAGCAGGAGGTTTCTTTCATCCAGATAGTCCCTATGGAAAAATATGTGCCGATATAGTCGGACCATCACCTAATGGATACTTAATGACAGGTAACGGAAAAATAGTTTCTAAAATAAATAATACCATACCATCGGAGTCCTCAAATGGGCAAACCAAAGAACAAAAAAGGTAAGTCAGCAAACGCAAAACAAAATAGCGGAAATGCTACTGCTAAAAAGGCAAAAAACGGTGGTAAGAAAAAGTGAGGTATTATGCCTCGTGAGTTTAATACCGAAGAAAGAGCACCTTGGAATGCTCCAATACATAAAATACTCCAAGCAATAGACAATCACACTCGTCTTTATATGGAGACAGGTGACATTTGGCATGAAGAACAGGCCCAGATCTTGAGAAAGTATGTAAAAGATTTGAAAGTCTGGATTCATAAACAAGAAGGATGGTGGGATGAATGAAAAAAATCCTTACTGCATTTGGTTTATCATTAACCTTAGCATTTCCAGTAAGTGCTAATTCATTAGAAAAGAAACAACCAACAGTTCCAGCATACAGTCTTGCTGCGATGGGTTGTATGATACTCAGAGAATGTACAGAGGGAGTCGAACAACTTACACCAGATTCTGCATTTTTATCTGGTAAGGAGTTTGATACTTTTAGAGATGAAATTAAATCTATTTTGGTAGCACTCAATAAGTTGAACGTTCCAGTTTATATTGGTCCGAGTAGATACTTCACACCAAGAACGATTGGTTTATACAAACCAGAATATAATCGTTTCTTTATTAATGAAGAACTTCTAAAAGATCCTAGAGAGTTTTTAGGAACTTTAAGACACGAAGGATGGCATACTGTTCAGGACTGTATGGGTGGAGGTTTAAAAACCTCTTTTATGGCACAAGTTCATCAGGACTCTGAGATTCCCTCTTGGGTAATGAAGACCACAAGACTTGCCTATGAATCAATGGGTCAAAGTCGTGCTGTTCCTTGGGAGGCAGATGCAAACTGGGCAGAAGAGCAGTCAAATGTAACTGCACAAAAATTAGAAATGTGTGCCAAAGGTCCATTGTGGGAACAGTTAAGACCCACTCCTATGACAATGGAATGGTTAGTTGGTTGTGAGTGGATGAAACCACAAGAAGGGTATAAGGAATATACACCAAATAAAAAATCACAGTATTGTGTAGAGGGTAAATACTGATGGATGTTTTTCCTTGGGGGGTTGTAATACTTCTATCTTGTGGTCTTATTTTTACTGCATATATTATCTACTACATATTAAAGTTAGCATCTGAGGAAATGAAAGATGAAACATCTAGCACTCATTCTATCCACGACAAGTCTTCTCATTAGTGGAGCACTTTGTTATGGTGCTTATGTAACCTATCAAAAAGCACAAAGGATTTTAGACAACCCAGAAGAGTTTGTTGGTGCTGTTGTAGAAAAGCAGGTCAATAAAGCATTTGAGAAACTACCTATTCCGAAACTAAATAATAATAACTTCAAATTACCTTTCTAAAAATGAAAACATTTCAGGAATTTATGTCCATTATTCTTGATGAAGAACGGGTGCCAGTGAGAAAGCGTGGTGGGGTAAGTGCTCCAGAAGGAGAACGCAGCATTGGTGGTGAAGCAAATAGAAGAAATAAAGATTATTGGGCAAGTGTTGAGGGTAGAAATAGAGATAGGGGTCAGGGGAGCGCAGCAAAAAGAAGAGCGGCGAAACTTAATCAATAAATACACAGAGTATTAAGTTTCCTTTCTAATGGACAATAAAGACCCATACATTTATAGAATTAAAGAAATTTATAAAGTAGTTGATGGTGATACGATAGATGCGGCAATAGATTTAGGGTTTGACATTTCTCTCACTAAACGTATTCGTCTTGCTGGTGTGGACACACCAGAATCAAGAACAACCGATGCAAAAGAAAAGGCATTAGGTCTTGAAGTTAAAGAATGGCTTAAAAAGAAACTAGAAGGTCAGACTGATATTATTGTAAAAACAGAACTCCCAGATTCTACCGAAAAGTATGGTAGAATTCTGGGACATTTGTTTATTGGTGATAATGAAGTATCCGCAGTTAATAAAAAGAAGTCTGTTAATCAGATGATGATTGCTGAAGGATATGCTTGGGAATATGATGGAGGTACAAAGAAAAAAGACTTTGCTTTACTGGAGGCAAAAAGAAATGGATACAAAAATTCAATCTGAAGAAAAACTAAAAAATAAGAAAAAACATTCAAGATTTGATAATCTATTCTTAGATATGCTTTACAATCTCTTTGCCTGGTTGCCAGTTACGATTGTAATGTGGATTTTTTCCAATCTCAATTTAGATTGATACCCGAGCACCCAGTTTTTTGGCAATTTTTCTTGCAGGGGCAAAGAGAGGTTTGAATCTCTTTTGCCCTTCTTTTGTAAATTTATTTTGTATGACATCATCTATTATAACTTTATTTTCAATCTCATAAAGAGTATTCATATCAACTTGGTCACGAATATATTGCTCTACATTATCCGTTTGACCAACAAGTTTAGTTCCCTCAGATGAATACTCAAAAATATCAATATGACCAGAATCGGTAAGAACATAATGCAATACGGGTCTTACAGTTTTAATTTTAACCTTAAACTTACTCTTTGTTGCCTCCTTTATGATTGGTTCTGCGGCATTCTTAAGTGCATTAAATATCGCAGTAGATGCAACAGTCACGGCAGTTGTAACTACTGCGACAGCACCTGCCGTAGCAACAACAGAAGGATCAGGTAAATTAATATCGGTTCCAAAGGCAGTAAGAGTTGGAGTGTTGGGTTTATTTGCTGGAACTTCAGCAACAGGAGTTTGAGTAGGAGGGGTCTGAAAAACTTGAGGCAGTTGAGAGGGAGGGGTAGTATCTCTAATTTCTCTATTTTTTTCAGATTGCCCTTCTTGTTTTTGTTGTTCTGCTTTTACGGCAGCATCAAATTCTTCTTGAGTTGGAACATCAATAACAGGATAATCCAAAACAGGGTTTGGCACCTCAATAATAGGAAGTGTCAAACCCCTTGTAACTGGAGATCTTAATCGATTAGACTCTTCCGACAGGGACTGAATTATCGGTGCTGGAATCTCCTGTATCACAGTTCGGGCAACCTGCACTTGAGGTATCTGCGACTGTGAAATCTGCTGGAGGTTCGGGAGTTGGTTCGACTGATGTGATTTCAGGTTGTCTATTTGGACGTTGCTCATCTTCCTTATCTCCTTTCTTCAGAGTATCAACTCCAAAGGTTGCCGCAGCAGCAGTAAATACTGTAGCAATAAATGTTGGGTCCATCTTTGAAAGAAGTCCAGCATATGATGCTGTGAGTA